AATTTATCTGATGGGGCTTTTACTTGTTTAAATAGGTTATATACTGTTGTACCTCTAGCATCACATGCCCAACAATGCCAAGGGTTTTTACCTTCGCGATTTTCAGTTAAATTAACTTCTAATTTTGGTTTATGATGATTACATAGGGGACAATTATAAGCATAATTGTTTCGAGCAGTAGCTTTGCCCGAACCCAACACAGAGTTCACTAATGTAACCAGTAATTGATTTACCATATGTGGTAATATACGAAGTTATTTTTTGTCTGACACGAGATTCTCAAACTCTAAACCATCTAAATCTTTGGTAAAAAATTTACCTAAAATATTGTCATTAAAAAACTCATCTGGTTTTTCTAACACTTGGTAAAGCATTTGATATTTAATTTCAAAGTATGTAAGTTGTTTTTTTGATTGTACACATTTTAATATAGTACGTTCAAATTCATCTTTTTTACCTTCTAATAGTAATTGTTTAATATCAGTTTGAGATCCATAATATTTTAGCCAATCTGATTCTTTAACTATTAATTTATATGAAGGTCGTCTACCAACTACTCCAGTTAGAGCTGCTAGTTCTTTTTTACCCAATTTTTTCTTTTGATTATGAAATAGTACTTTCTTCCCAATATACGCCTTACCTGTAGGTATATGTGTTGTCATGTAAACGAAACCGAATGTATTTTCTGGGAATTGAGTAATATCTCCTATTTCATGTTGCTTATAGGTCCAACTCATAATTTTATTTTTAAATATATATAACTAATTTGTGGTCATAAATATTAATTTAATATTGCTAACAACCTACATATATAGTTATTATATAGATATTTTTAAAGTACCAAAAGAATCTCTATAAAGTTGACCTACATTTCCTGGGTCAGAAGTTGGTAAACCTCTCATCATTACAACCGATGTACCCCCTGCTGATCCACTTACTGTTAAGTTATTTACAAATGTTGTACATACAGAAGATGCTATAATATCTGAACCTACTATAAATGCACAATTCTTACTATTAATAGTACTCGTACAACCACCTATAATAGAAGAATATGCTGAGCTAATAATTTGGTTATTACAACCAGCTTTAATAGTAGAGTGATCAGACCCATACCCAGAAATAGTGTTATTATTACCTCCAATTATTTGATTATGTCCAGATGAATATTCAGAAGAAATAGTGTTGTTTGAACCCGCAACTATACCATTAAAAGTATTGTAACAACCACTAACAGTGTTATTTACACCTGCTAATATGTGCATATTACCAGCGGTTGGTCCAGTAATAGTATTATTTCTACCACCTCCAATTTGATTTTGTCCATAAGCAGAACTAATAGTGTTTTTACAACCTCCTGCTATAATATCTCTAGCACTTGATGCTGTATTTAATATACCACCTCCTATTACTGAACCTGCACCTGATGATAAATTACGTTCTCCACCTCCTATAAAACTTAAATTTCCTGATGCAGTGTTTCTTATCCCACCTCCTATAAAACTACATGCTGAAGTAATCTTATTAAAGTCACCTGAAGCAATAGTAGAATTAGTACCAGTATTTTCATAAGTACCAAAATTTGATGGTATTATATTACTAGTACTAGAACCCGTTTTATATACTTCATTTCCATCATCTCCATCATCAATACTAGCAGTATTCATTTTAAATATCTGACCAGTTGTTCCATCATAAGATAAAATAAAAGGTTTAATTTGAGTTAAAAGTGTATCAGGTTCTATAAATTGAGATCCAGTTACTTTAAAGGACCCAGATACTGATATATCATAATCTTTTTGATTTACAGCTGAAAAAGCGTCTATGGATTGTGAGACCTGTTGCGCTTCTACCGTTTGTCCGGTTTCTATGCCAGTGTTTGATAATATTCTTGCCATTATTAATATTGTTTATTATAAATATAAACTATCTATCTATATTCACTAAAATTGTAGTATCAGTTGTAGGTGATGACTGTAATGGTTGAGCTAACTTACCAACTGCTAATAATTCAAAATTTTTATTATATAATCCTACAGTTGTAATGTATGGTTCAAAAAATGAACTTGTTGTAAAATCTAAAGGCTTACCAATAGAAGCTGTATTTTCCCAATTTATATCACTTCCAGAAAATCTTGTTGGTATTTCACTTCCTGTTATTGCACTTGGGTTTAATGTATAGTTAAATTCATTTTCATTTAAAGTACATTGGTATTGAGTTTCAAACAATTTATATGAACTAGAAAATGACATAGTTACATCTTCACTTCTAATCCAAGCTGAAATATAAGCTTCTTTTTCAATTTGGTTACCACCATAAATTCCTGTTCCATAAACTGATTGACCATATAAACTATTTGCATCAGTAGTATTAACAGAATCAAATAATGTTACAATACCATGTTGATATATAATATTACCTTCCATATATTCATACCCTGTAGCTGGTTCATTAGGATGTTTCCATAATAATCTTCCTTCACCATCATCTTTAATTGAACCACTAGGCCCTTCAAATAAAAAGGATTCGGGTTGTATATAATCTCCAAATAATTTTGAAGGAATTGAAACTATTCCTATAGGAACAGAAGAAGTAGTAGCACTAGCTGTTGGAAACTGTTTATTAGGCCAAAGTGTTGTTTGTTCGTAGTTATAAAAATTAGATTGTTGGGTTTCCCCAATTATAGTATTACCAGCTTCATTAGCCCCTAATAAAACACTAGCGGTTACAGCTTCTTGAGTAAATCCTTTACTACCTGTAAGATAATTTGTATAATAAAGCTGTTTAATTGAATCATAAAGTAAAACTATAGGGATTGCAGGTCCTCCTATATTTTGGAGGTTGCCCTTATCAGTAAATATTGGTTGGCTTCCAGAGAGTAGATAATTTCCACTCCTTCCTATATACCTTCCAATACCAACATTAGAGCCAGTTAAGGCATTACCACCAATAAAGTGAAATCCTTTGTTTACCTCAAATGGAGATACTATTAAATCTTGAGAAGTTAATTGTTTGTAAGCGCTCATTCATTTTAGAAATCTAATTTAACTCTAACAAGAGCTTCTTTTGTAAAATCTTTTTGTATAGGTCTTGACAATTTAGCCACAGCTAATAAATCATTACTATCGTTATATAAACCAACTGTTGTTGGGAATGTTTGAGGGTTGTTAATAAAGTAAGAATAAATTACTTCACCCGATGAACCTGATATAAATGATGGGTTTTCTGTATAATTAAATTCATTGTTTCTAGCTCTAATAAATACATAATCAGATGTTAATGTTTCTTGTGAATTTAATTCAAATATATTACCAATACTATTTCCTAATGATGCTGAAAATGCTCTATATAATTTAGAAGGATTATCACCAGCTGTATTAGCAGTAGTAATAGTACCAATATCAATACCTCCATCTCCAGTTACTGAACCTGATAAAGCTGCGTTATTTAATAATATTGTTGAAATATCAGGACAAAACCAACCATAAGAACCACTACCTGGAGTAAATCCATTTCCTCCAGCTGCTGAATTATATGCTATACCATCAGAACCACTTATCATTTGGTAAACTCTTTGTGTACCATAATAAGTTGGTAAAGTTACCATTCCAGAATTATCTGTTAAATATATAGTCTCTGTAGACCCATTATTACTACCAGATAATGCTATATTAATGGTACCAGGTAATAAAGATTGTTTATATCTTGCTCTTTCTATACTAATAGCATAAAAATCATTATCTCCATTAGCACTTCCTGTTGCTGTATCACCCCATATAAAATTTGCATTTTCATCCTCTAGAATTAATGTTCTATATTGACCATAAATTGTAGTTGTTGGAGATACAAATGGTACACTACCATCGAAATTAACTCCACCACCACCATTTTTATTGGCATATGCAATTTGGAATTGTACTGCTGCAGAGTCATCATTTGAGGCTGTTTGATAAACACTCAAATAATAAGGACCCGAGCTTCCTTCTTTTTGAACAGAAGATGTAAAAAATGTGTTTAATGAAGGAGAATTATTACTCCATACAGTTGAAGTTACCGAATCGGAACTTACTACAAAATCTTCTGGATCTAATCTTTTAAATGCCATATTTTTATGATGTTAATGATTGTTTTGTTATTGTTACTGGTATTGTTAATCTTGCTCCACTATCTAACCCTGTTACTGTTAATGTTGTTCTTAATTGAGAATTTGCACCAAATAAGGTATTAACTGTTGTTGCTGTTAGATTGAATTGAGTTCCAATTACAGTTTTAGAAACACTAGTTCCTATAGTTTGTGTTGCATTTGCATTGGCATCAATAGCTGCTTGTGTTTGTATTCCTTGACCTGCAAAATTACTAAGTAATCTTACATCACCAATAGTAGCACTGTATCCTGCTGTTTCAAACGATTGTTCATTACCTAAATAATTTAAGGTTTGAGGAGTAATTGCTAATATAGCACCTTGTTTCATTGTTATAGCTGCATATCCTAAATCTAATACAGGTAACTTAGCTGTACCTCTAGGTAATGTAGTTAATTTGTACTTCATAATTTGAAGTTCACTTGGAAATGCTTCTAATAAGGGCATATTGTCAATTGCTTCACCATAATATGCAGAACCTGATGGATGATTTGGATTATAAAGTGTATAATCAATTTCATCATCTCCTAATGCAAATTGTGTAATTGTAAATGAACCATCGTTAGATGCTAACAATTCTCTTCCTTTTGTAGTCAATATAGCATCAACTGTTATTACTGCGTTGTTTAAATATCCCATTATGTTGTTTTTATATAAATATTGTTATATGTCATAAATATGTGTTCTTATTAAGATTCTATTATTCCTTTAGAAATTAAATCATTTACTATTATCGATGCACTTTGTACTAGATAATCTGTTGGAAAATCGGGGTACAATATACCAGGGGTTTCTGCAATCTCCAAGCTACTAAATGAACTACTTAATGAACCACTAACAGCTTCAAAATTTCCTGGGGTTCCATTGTCTACTCCAGATCCTATTAAACTTCCTGTTAAACCAAATGATCCTGAAAATGATCTTACTTCCTGGCTTATACTTGCACTTGCTAATGAATCGTAAGGGAATGGTTGATCTAGATATAATGAATTAGGGTTTACAATAGATCTTCTTACTAAGAAGAAATCTTTATTTATAGATTCATCTACTGGTTTATTTAATTTAATTTTTAGTCTATTTCTACCATCTGGTGTTCCACTATTAGCTTGTGGAGAAAATACTTGCTCTATAGTATAAGTAAAGTTTTCATTATTAGCAAATCTAATTTCATCACCAATTTGTAATTCTAATGTATTTTCTATTTTATCAAACCTTGTAGTTTTTGGTTCTATACCTCCTGGAAAGTATGGAGATGGAGAAGGGAAATATTCTAAATCCGCTTGCCTAAATGATTCTCCATAGGCTTCATTCATATTAGAAGATGACATTACTAAGAATTGTTGGTCTATTATTGTAGGACTACTAGTACCTGATGAACCTGAAAATACCCAAAATGGAGCTGAAGCTGTATTTGCTTCATCTTGTAAATGATCATATGCTCCTACTGCTTCTAAATTAGCAGATACATATTGCCCTTCAAAACCAAGTGGAAAAAACATTCCTTGTTGATACCCACCTCTTGCATTTTTAAATCTTCCGTTAAATCTCCATTGTATTGAATCTTGTTGTTTAATAGTATAAGCACCAGAGTTAGCTTTAATATTCCATTCTAGAGCTAATACCCCAGCACCATTTTTAGGTTTTCTTTTTCTCATTAAACCTAGATCAAATAAGGTTTCATACATTTCCCAATCAACTATACATCTAATTCCACCTGTTGGTACTGGTACATATGAGTATTTCCATCTGTTGATACTCCAACCTGCTCCTTTAAGATTTTTACTCCTTCTTCTTTTTTCGTAATCTACTATATTTACAATTGAAAACCAACCATAAGTAAGTACACTTCCAATATCCGTTGCTCTACCATCATCTGTGTAAACAGTACAAGTAATATCTTCAATATTAAATGAAGTTTCTGTTCCTTCAGCATACCCAGATTCTGGATCCTCTGGATCTATAGAACCTGTGTACATATGTAATTCAAATTGTAATTCATCCCTTACTTTTTTAGTTTCACTTACATAAGAAGTTACAATTGAATTTTGTAAGGTTATAATTTGTTCATTAGGTAAATCTTGTCCTATAGCAGATGTTGGAATACCACTATTATAATAGTTAATAGGGTAAAATGCTACCCCATTTACTGGTCTTAAAGTAGTTTGATTAAATCTTGTAGTTAATGGATTAAAAGCATTTGCTGAGCCAGAAGTTACTGTTGTTTTTGGATTTATAATATAATCTACAGATTGTTTAGGAAGGTTTACAAGAACATTTGATGGAGCACCTAATGCATTAAATCCACTAAATATTTGTTCTCCTCCATCATCATTATCATAACGTGATATATAACCAGATCCTGATAATGGTATTATATTTGCATAATTATTACCCGCATTTTGTGAATACATAATTGGAGTTAAATACTGCATTAGTCTACTAACTGGGGCAGGTGTTCCTAATACTCTAAAATTATTTTTACCTGATTTTGGTGCTATTTTAGCTGATGTAGTAGTAGGGAAAACTTGTTCAAAAGTATCTATACTCAATTGATTTAATGAAGGAGGTAAAGCATTACCTTGTTCATCAATCAGATAATTTAAATTAACTCTAGTTAAATTGTTTATATTTGGGTATGGATCATCCAAATCATTAAAATATCCAAAAAATGCATCCTTTAATTCTACTGTTGGATTTTTACCAAAGGTACCAGTATCACCAACATTCCAAACATTTAATTGTTGGCTTGTTGATTTTGCCCCATTATATCTAGGGTTAATAGATCTAATCTGAGTGTAATTTGATTCTGGTGTTGCTGCTCTTAAAGCATTACCTGTTAATATTTGTCTTATATTTACTGGTGCTATTGAACTAGAAAAATAAGTAGTTGAGGATTGCCAATTGTAATCTATATCCATTAAGTATGGATTTAATCTTTGAGTAACAAAATTATTTAGTAATGGTTGACAATCTAAAGCTAAACTAAAAGGTAATACATTACCTGAAACAAATGTAGGTATTATAACTGATACTGGGATAGGTGCTTTAAATATATTCGCTCCTGGTGGTGAAGAAGGTAATGGGTCTGACCATATAGAGCTACTATTAAATACACTAAATGTATATGAACTAATGTCTAAACCATAATTAAATGTTTTTTGTAAACTAATACCCATTCTAAAAGTATCACCTAAAGCATAATCAAATATTTCTGTAGATATAGATCCTTGAAACTGAGCTATTCCTGTTGCAGTTAGAGATAAGGAATTAAATACTGGTCCACTTGCAACTACTGTTCCTATTTCATTTGTTGATTCAGGAGTATTTTTTGTAATATATATTGATGCTGATACAAAATCAGTTCCACCAAAGTCTCCATTTATAGATTGAGAAATTATTAATTTACTTCCTGTATTTATAACAGAAGGTAATGCAATATTATCATCAGAATTATCGTTCCAATTAAATATAGTATCGGAATTAAGTTGTCTTTCGTCAAAATTTGACATACTAAATTCCATATAGTATATATCTCCAGCTTGATTAATTGTTGATCCGTTACCTAAATTAGATGGATTTGCAGCTGGCCAATTTGTAACTCCATCTCCATTATCTCCATGATAAGGATGTAAAATATCCAAAATAGGACTATCTGGGAATTCTACTATTTCATTATAATTATCCCTTTGTATACTTCCACCTCCAAATTTTCCACCACCCGCAACTTCTGTTCCTGTTCCTAAATTTAAAGTATAAGTAACTGGTGCAGATGATGTTATTAATTGGGGTGCGCCTGCTATATTACCAGAAGTTGAATCAGCACTACCACTTAACTTCATTAATCTAGCAGTAACTTGTACTTGATTAGGAATTCTTTTATCTGAGTTATTAGCTACAGTTAATACATTAGTTGTGGGGGTAGATGTTCCTGTTCCTTGACAACTTGGTGTATTTATAATTGGAGAATTTCCTTGTGTTACATTCCAATTATACCCAGTCTGAACACTACCACCTGTTAGAGTAACAGAACCATTTGATGAGGGGTATGAAAATTGAGGTATAATTTTAATATCTTTAATTTGATAATTAAATGCACCTTCTTCTAAACCTTTTACAAAGGGTTTAATATATAATATAGCACTATTGTTACTTGCCCCTAAATAATTTGATCTATCAGTACCTGTAAAATTAGGAGCTGTAAAGTATTGATTAAAATCTAGTTGACTAAAAGATGCTGTTACTTCCCATCTCCCTGTAGTTCCATTTTCAGTCATATAAGATTCTCCACCACCACCAAGTAGACCACCACCTGTTCCTCCATCTGTTCTTATATATGTTCCAGAGGCAATATTTGTCTGAAAATCAGCTTGGGCACCTACAAAATATTGTGATAATGGAGTTGAAGGTGGTGTATTAAGAGATGTACCCATTGTTAGTCCTTCTAAATAATTAGTAGGCACTGTTCCATCATTAGTAGATGCCCCATATGCACTGGCAGATATATTAGTACCTGTTGGTGCTATTATTGTATAAAATACAAGTAAAGTGGCAGCTGTTATAGGGTTTCCTGTAGCTTGGGAATTTCCTCCTGCATCATTATTTGCAACTGTTTGATTATGAAACCAATTCATGTTTACTCCTATTGCTCCATCTACATCATCAAAAGTAGTTATATCTACCATACTAGTTTGACCTCCTACATTATATTTAAAATCATCATTACTACTTAAAGATGATCCTGAAAAACTTGTAAAACCGAATGTTAAATCAGGAGCGGGAGTTGTTGTTTGATTAAATTCAAATTTAGGAAAATGAAAATCAAAAGATGCGGTACCCGGACTAATAACTTGAGCATTACCTGCTAAATAGTTTGGGTTTGGTTTAGTAAAAGGAGAATTTATTTCTTGAGATGGTACAAAAAGTGGATTAGGTACATCACTTCCTACACCTGGATTAGCCCCACCTGTACCAGCATCTGAATCATACCAACTTGCTGAGTTACCTGGGATTAAATTGTCAATCATTTCCCCTAAAGTATTTTCTTGAAATTGAGTATTTTGTAAAGATAATAAATGCGGCGCAGGTCTATAAATGGAAGATGAATTATATGTTCCTGGAGCTGCTCCTAATGTAAATTGTTGATCATATGCAGTTCCTAAGTTACTACTAGCTGATGCATATATACCAGAAGATGTAATATTATTAGTAAATCCTAATTCCGATGCTGAATAAGCAAATGAACAACTAAAAGCTAAAGGTGTGTTAGGTGTTTTTTGCAAAGTAAATCCTCCAAAATCGCTATATTCACTTGGATTATTAATTATATCTTGTGTTGTTACTGTTGATGATCCAGGGTTAAAAAAGCCTAATACATCTAGTCTAGGGTTTTCTGTAGTATCTGCACTTGTTATTCCTGCTTGGTCACCGTAATAATATATATTTTGATTTGTAATTAAAACGGGATCATGAAAATATCCCTGATTTCTTAAATCACTACCACCACTTGAACTATAACTACCGGTTGCATCTAATAATGTATAATCCTCTTGACCACCTTTTATTGATGATGTTACATCAGCATCTAAACTAGAACCTATATTTAATAAGGTATGAGTAGAATAATTTGTAACCCCTTGTATATAATATTTTGCTCCACTAAGTATAACAGTAGTACCTTGCTGGAGATAATCTGTTGTTTCAAGACCATTGATATCTTGTTTTGCCAATTTAATAAATTTAACAGTACTTTTAGGGACTGCTTTTGATGTTTGAGAACTAGCAACTTCATCTAATGATGAACCTATCCATGCAAATCCTAAAGGAGGAATGTTATTTAAATCTACAAAGGTCTCAGAAGTAACTGAGCCTTCTAAACTATCTGTAAAAGAATAATAAACTGGTTTATATGTAGCACCTTTATCTGCTACATTAAGATAGGGACCACAATTAGGATTTAAAATACCATCTTCAACTTGTATATAAGAACCACTAAATATACCATCATAAAATTCTGATTGGTTTGATTTAATAAAAGATGATGGACCCGGATATTTACCTTCACCACCACTGGCACTTATGTATTGTGAACTACTTTGATTAAAAATAAGACTATCAATTACTGATGAAGAGAAATTTTGATCCCAACTTTGAGTTATACCAAATCTATTATTGGGTCCTAATCCTTTTGACCCCGAAGGGTAAGTTGTCATACTATTAAATCTTTCAAATGAACCACCAGTTCCACCAGTAAATTTATAAAGGGCTGACCCTGAAGTTGAATATTGAGGGAAATCAGATGATCCTGAACTGTAATTTTTAGGTAAATTTACTACTAAACCTTCATAATCATGTAAAGATGATGATGCTTGAGGAGGTGTTTTTCTATTTCTTTCTAATAAATGTTGTTTTACTACTACACCAGAAGCTAAACTCATTCTAGCGGGAGTAAAATCTTTAATCATTTTAAATAATGAATTATCAAAGAATTTTATTAATCTAACAAAATCAACTATATCATAACCTCTTATATATTTTTCAAAATATGCATCTCTTAACCTATCTAAATTAGGATATGAATCAAGTGATGAAGAAACAAATCTTGGATCACCTATATAATCTCCTAAATTAAAATAACCTAACTGAGCGTTGATATCATCATTAATTTGATTTGATGGTGAAAATCCTACCTCTAAATAATTAACACTAGGTGTATAACTTTGACTTACAAATGAAGTTTGTTGGATTGACCCCATAGGAGATATTACATCACTTATAGGGCTTGAAATTGTAGCAGTTGAAGATGTAGGGGTTTGAAAACCATACGGTGCTTCAGCTAAAATTAAACTTTCAGCTTGTATTTTATTTGTAATTCTATTTTTTATACCTGCTGGTACTTGATCTTGAAATATATCTTCTACATTTGTAACCCATTTAGCGCTACTTGTATAAAATGTACTTGTATTACCAAATGATTGTGTAATTTGTACAGTAGATCCTGTTACCCTAGGGTGAATTGATGTTCTACTTCCTGTATCTAATTGAGTACCTAAGGCAGCTCTAAAAATTTGTTGATCAGGTGTTGAATTAATACCATTCCCTTCATTGGAATATGGATTAACAGTATAATCAAAGAATCTACTTTCACTAACTCTTGGAACAAACATTCTATATTCTTGGAATGATCCAGAAAATGGTTCATAAATTTTACTATTAATTGTTCTTTCACCATTAATATTTAAGGCAGCAAAATCACTATCATACCAACTTAATGAATTTAATCCATTTTTAACTTCAGAACCTGTAAATCCAATTTTTCCATTAATTTCATTTGCAGCAAATAAAGATCCTGTAAATTCTGTTGTTCCACTTCCTGTTGCAGTAAATTGTACTGACCACCAATCTTCATTAAAAAATGGAGCAGATACACTACAAGTTATAGTTGGGTTGTTTAATAAATCTGGGTAAAATTTTAAAATACCCCAAGTATCATAAGGACTAGCTATAGAACCTGAGTATGAGGATGAAACAAACCCCGATCCAGTATATTCTAAAACTACTGCTGAAGCTAGATTATTAAAACTATTACTAATATCATCTGATAACCATAAAGATTGAGAATATCTAATATCACTACTAGCTATATTATTAGAAGCAGTTGGTATTCCTGATGATTTAAATCTAAATTGAACCGTATTAGGTGAAGTTTTAGCCCCTGTAGAATATGGGTTAAATATTGGATTTGGTTGGAATGAAGACGATACATAATTAATAGAATTAACCCCAGTATTAAATGCATAATTAAATACATCTTGTTTTAAATCGTAATCCTGAGATTCATTTCTATCTTTACCTCCAAATTCACTAATTCGTAAAATTGTATCTGGTATCCCATAAGAAGTGATTAATGCTCTTATACCAGCTATTGTACCTTTAGTTTTAAGTAAATATGGTATATTATGGTATACTCGTTTATATATTTGCTTTTGAACATTATTTAATGGTACTATATCATTCGATGCTGATATTTTAGTATCCACGTACTCAAACCCAGAAGGTATGTCTAAATTACCACTACCATCTACAACTGAACCAGTTATATTAGGGAATGGGAAATCACTACCTGATGGAGTTAATCCCAAAAAGGCAGTAAATAAGTCATCATTATTAAAATTACTTGAATATAATTTTACCCCAAAATCTCTTATAGCATCTGCAACTAAATCTTTAGAAATACCGTATTCTAATCTATTATCAGCATCAAATTTATTTGATATATCTTTAGTATATAACCAAACATTATCATAATATTGACCTGCCATATCTACAAACAGTTCATATCCTTGATTAGCAGGATCTTCTCTTAAATACTCAGGAATAGTCCAATACAAATAGTCTCTATTCTCAAAATCAAAATTAGATGCTGATAATGCTTGGCCTCCATAGTAAGAAGATCCAGGATCAGAATTACCTAACCAATTTAAGGCTTGTGTACTACCAGTTGGTGCAAGTACAAAAGGTGGTTGATTATTTAGTTTTGGATAGGAATATTGAGACCCACTATTAAAGTATAAAAAATACTCATACCCATCAAAATTTTTAATAATATTATCAATTCTACCAGTTATAGATGCCCTACTAGAACTATATGCCGCAGTATTAATAGTTGCTCCAGTTATTTGGTCTATAAAACCAGATAATTCATTACTAGAGGATTCAATTAATGCAACTTTATATGCAAAATTTTCTAATCTAGTTTTTGCTGAAGAAAAATGTACAAAGTTAGCAAAGTTTTCATAATCAACATTAATATTAACCTCTTTTTGATTTAATAAATTTTGAATTTGGTTAATAGAGCTTGTTACGTCAGATTGGAGTAGATTTTGAATTGAAAATGAATCACTTCCTTTTGAAGTCTGTTGTGTAACATTTATACTATAATCAGGACCCGAAATATAAGTAAAATCATCTTCTACTACAGGTACAAATGGAAAATTAATTTGATAAGCTTGTGGAGTAGATAATAATTCTACTACCCATAATTCATCTTTTTCAGAAATTATGTCTGGTAAGGGATCATATAATTTTATTAATATTGTAGGATCAATTCCTTCTTCAACCTCTAATTTTATATTATTAGCAATTAAAGTTTGATTTTGTCCAAAATTTAAATAAAAATCTACAAAATAATCTGCCTCTTCCCTATATTGTATAAATGCATTAGAAGAGGAGATAATTAATTCATTAGCAATTACATTACTATCTAATCTAATTTCTGTTCTATCAGAAGATATATCAGATATAAAATATTTTACATCTGTATTTGATGCTAATCTTTTTTTATAAAAATTATATACAACATTAAATGTACCAATCTCAAAACCTAAAGCTTCTAAACTCTTAACTGGTTCTAATACTACATCCCCCTCTAAAACTCTATAGTCTAAATAAGGTAATGTTAAGGAAGGATAAATATAATTTTGAGTCTGATCAAAAACATAAAATTCAATATAATCCGTATTTTTATCAAATACCGTATCTAATTCTGTTTGAACTATTAAATTAGTATCCGCTTCAGAATATTCTTGATATTCAAAAGTTATTGGATCAATATTTACAATTGTTATATCTTTTACCTCTTCCATATTTTATTTTTAATATCCTCCTCCACCACCTGATGAAGTTGCTCCACTTGATATTGATGTTTGACCTGAGTTTGAACCTCCTACACTTGGTGATAAAGGTTCTTTTGTTGATGTACTTGTACTAACAGAATTTGATAAACCTACAGCTGTTGCTTTAACATTATTATTTGCTAATTCTATTTCTCTAGCAATTTCTGCTAATGCAATAGTAGTACCATTATCACTATCTCCGTCAGTATTCTCTAATTGAACAGCAGATATTTGTAAATTAAGTATATCTCCTCGTAATTGAGCAATTTCAGCTTGTAAAGCTGCTATTTCTTCATTCATTTCATCAAAATTAATATACCCACCACTTGTTTTAATTAAATATTCATGCGAATTAGAATTACCTAATGCCGGTATATCATAAAAAAGAGTATTGTATAATCCAAAGAATTCTTCAACAGTAGGTTGAACTTGTTGATCTTCAGTTATAGTTGTAACACCAAATTCATTAAAACTGGTATCAATAGTTTTAACATATTCAGTTTTGTCATAAACTTCTTTTTGTAAGTCTAACCTTTCACCCATTATCTATTTATAACTTTAAAGTAATAATTATCATCTTTCACTATTGTACTTCCACTAATTGTAGTTTGTATTAAAATTTTATAATATCTTTCTGGTTGTAAACCATTCATATAAATATCAAAATAATTACTTTGGCTATCACAGCTTATTTTTGTAAATATTGGATCAAACTCTATTAATGTTTCATTTGTATCTAAATCTTTCACTGAATATAATGATCCTGCTGGTAAATAGTGATTTTGTGTATCTAAAGAAGATGTTAAAAATGATCTTGTTGGAAAATCAGGTCTTACATTTAACCTAAATCTATTTATGCTTTCACTATAAAATACTCCAGGATTTGAATCTAATGCTACAAATAAGTCTGTTGTTGCTATTTCAGGTAATGATCCAGTTTCAAAAACTTGATCATCCCATTTAATTTCTAAACAAGGAGGATATATTGTATTAGTATCTACTGAATAAAATTGCATGATTGGTTGGTTAGCAGATGCTGGGCTAAATTCAATTGCATCTTCCCATTTAACTATAAATCCATCATTTACTATATTAGTATAGGTTCCTGCTATTGCTTTAGAACTAGAATACCAAGTTTTAACTATATCAGAGACATTAACATTTAAATCTTTTTGTGATCTTAAAGTAAAACATTGTGATACTTCAATTTGAGCATTAGGATCAAGGGAAGCAGTATACCAATTTCCTCCTCCTTGACTTCCTGACCATGATGCAGTAACATATGTTGTACTGGGAGATAAATCCCATGGTGCAGCTCCGTTTGATATGGATCCAGAAAATGTTCTTTGTCTCCAACTTACACCATTAACTGCAAATGGTGAGTCTAGATATGTACCTGTGCCATTTCTCCAAGATCCAGATACAGGATATACTTCTAAACAGCTATCATGGTCTACTCCTTGGGCATTTGCAATGAAACATTTTAAACTACTAGAAAATTGTGTTCCTCCTATTTTAGTATCAATTATACTATTAATTTCAGATTGATCAAATTCAACTAAAAACCTAAATACTTGAGGTACTGGGTTAAGATTTACATTTAAGTTTCCAGCTTCAATAATAGCATCTATCCCTGTATTCATAAAGGGATAAAATGAATATAGAGATGCGTCTTGTAAGGGAAAAATTTTATATACTGCCATAATTTTTTATTTAATATCCACCAACTCCAGTTGATCCTCCACCACCAAAACTATCAAAAGTTCCAGTACCTAAATTAACTACTCTTCCATTAATATCTTGTCCAGGATATTTTACTTCAAATATACTTGGATCTAAAGATGGATATATAATTCCATTTTGAGTAGCTCCTAAAATATCATAAGCAAATTTTGAATAACCGGAAGTTGTTCCAGCTTTATTTGATATTGTTATATTTTGTACTATTTGTACACCTGGTATAGCGTCTAATAAAACTCTTATTTCACTTAATAAAATAGGTTGATTTATTTGCCACCTATTTATATTAAAATATTGCTGTACTGCTGTTATACAATTAGCTATAATTTCACTATTATTAAAATTAGGTAAAGTTACTATTTCAAAATCTACTGCTATATTAATAATAAATGCATCTTTAATATCAACTGTATCTCCTATCATTCTTGATTGATTTAGATAAGTTATTAAATTGCTTTTAATAGTATTACTTGTAGTTACTAGTTGTTGTTGTTGATTATAAGCTAAAACGTATAAACATAAAATAACATCTGAATTTTTAGCATTAGGTTGAGTTGTAAAAGCTTTAGATAAATCTCCAAATTGGGAGGGCATACTTAATGCTCGAATTAAATAATCATCAGCGGTAACATTTCTTTGTTGAGTATTATAATTTGATAAAGAATTTTGTCTTACTTCAGTAATAGTGTCACCATCACCCCCACCACTAGCTGCTACGGGATTATTTACAGCTAAAGAATTAAATATAAATTGAGCTGTATTGGTACTTGATAATCCTGAGTTTTTAAATTTAGTATTACTAGTATTTAATTCAGTTATTGCGTTAGCTCCTACATTATCTCTTGTTCCACCTCCTGTTATGTATCTAATTGTTAAGTTAGTATTACTAGGAGCGGTACCATATGTATTTGTAAATACAAAGTTAGTAGGGGAATAGGCAGTTGTTAATTTACTTTGACCAAAAGGTAAACCAAGTCCTACATTATCAGGATTTGGAGTTATTTGTTCATCTATTTGTAATGCTTCTCCACCACCAAATTGTACTTGAAGAGTTGTTTGATTTAAAAATCTTGTTACAAATCTATTATTTGTAGATCTAGTTTTTAAAATATAAGGTGCATCTCCATCTTGGTAATTATTGGGGTCATTAGTATTAGTATTTTTAATACTATCATATACTAAATCTTGAGCTAAATAATCAACTTCATAATACTGATTTCCATCACTATCAAAAATATCAATTACACCCCCGATATTTGGGGAATTAATCCCAATAGTTGGAAAAGCTTGATAACTTCCTAAAGTAAAAGTTTGTGAATTTATAGTACCCGAACTTGCTTTTCTTGTTTTCTTTAATAAATAATAACTAGGTTGCCCTGCTGTTATTTGTGAGATTGTAACATCCGTTGGATCTACTGATGAAGAGATCGAAAAGTCTATGTCTTCACCTATTATAAAATTTCTACCGGTTTGAGTAGAACAAGAACTATTTTTACTAATTATTAATGCATAACTGTAATCAGGAACTATAGTTACTCCCTCTACTTTAGATGGGACTTGTTGGTAAAAATCTACATCAACTGCTGCTAACCCAGTTACTTTAGGTTTATAACTAAACATATATGCTAAATCATATAAATTATCAAATTGTTTAGCATATTGTAAATAAGTTTCTTGGATTTGATTATCTAAATAAAAAGATAATACATCACTAACATAAGCTATTTGCTCCATAAACATCATTCCAGGTGATGTATCACTAAAGTCTGTATATGAATTAGGGAAATAGGTTTGAGAATAATTAATTAGTTGAGCCCTAATATTATTAAAATCTCTATTTATGTATGAAATATCTTTGTTTGCTAAGGCCATTATCTAAAATTTAATTCTAAAGTATCATTAATACTAGTATTAGGAATATTATACCCAATTTTAACTTGTATTGTATTTTCATTTGAATTTCTAAAAACTTCAACATCTTCAACTTGAACCTCAGGAAAATTACTATCTAATTTAACTTGAATGTCTTCTTGAATAAAATCTAAATTATCATTAGAAATTTGAGTAAATACAAAATTTCTTAACCCTCCCCCAAATAAAGGATTTAATACTCTTTCTCCAGGGTTTGTTAAAAAGAAATTAATAAGATTATTTTTAATTGCATCTTTTGTTTGATAGTTAGGCCTAAAAACTGCAGGATCACTAAAAGGTAAATCAACACCTATAGCAACTCTTGGTCTTAAATCATTAGGATATACTCTTCTTACTCCAAATGCCATAATTTTTTATTTACTATTCATTAACCCCATTATTTGATCCATACTAACATTTCCTTGTGGTAAAGTACCATTTGGGGAGGTAGTATCTACAGCACCAGTCATTTGTAAAGGCACATCTGCTGATGTAGCACTAAGTGTTCCATTTGCACCTGGCATCATACCTCCTAACACATTTTGAATATTTTCTTTCATTGCCATTCTTTTATCTTCTGGCATTTTTTGTTGTGCTATAGGATTTATTGATGGTGGTGTAGAGGATGAATTTTCATAGACTACAGATTTAGGAGCACGGACAGCTTCTATAAGAATGTCTTTCATTTCCTCTTGTATAGCCTCTTTTACGGCTTCTTTTACAATAGTTTTTAATTGACTTAATTTCATGTTATATTGATTTATTATAAATATTAAACTAAAATGCTTTTAAATCATTTTGCTGTATATAAAATACAAGCTCATCGATTAGTATTTGATCTGATGAACTAAATGAAGGTTCACCCTTTAAAACTGTTATTCCTCTAGAATCTTTTGCTACTGCAAATCTTCGTTTTAATGTACCTACAGGATTTGAATTATCAGTTTCAACACTAAAAATAAACCCATTTACATTACCTATTATAGGGTTCCCATCTTCAGCCTCTTCCTCAGCTAAATCTAATAATTCCTGATTAATGGCAGTTAGCTCTAAATCTTCTACTCCACCTTCCTCTGCACATTCTTGAGTCATATTATCTATAGCTTTTAATAAAAGAGTAACTGTTGTTGCTGCTGCTATTAAAAAAACTAAATTAGTTAATATTGCTTTATTTAGTTTTTCATTTTCTACTTCTAAGGTTGCAAAGGTATCTTTTAATCTTTGTACTTTACCAGTAAAAGAATAGGGTAAAGCAGAAATTAAACCACCAAAATCTTTAGCAGGAAATACACCTATTGCTTGTGGTGCAGGAAGTGCATCTGTTGATAGTCTTACACCTTTTAGGACTGCTGATAAAGCAATAAAGGCTGCAGCAAATGCTGTATTGGATACAATGGTTTTAAAAACTTGATTTAATTGTCTAACAACTTTATTTCTTGTTTGAACTACATCAAGTAAACCACCACCTGTAGGGCAAGTTTTTCTATTAGATTGGGAGATTTTAGAAATACCAAAAGCAAATAATAAACCAATTACTAAAGGTAACATTTTTGTTTTAACTGCCTCTAAAATTCTATGTATAGCTAATTTTTTTGAAGATATAGCTTGTTCAGGTAAGCTTTGTGCTAACCTTTGAACAAATCTTTGTGCTTTATCAATACCATCACTAAATTCTTGTTGTACTTGTTTTGCGGCAGCATTAATATTAACAATACCTGATAATCCTAAATCTGTTTTAATTGTACTATCTCCATTTAGTATAACTTTAGTTCCAGGAACAAAACCAGGAGCAGTAAATAATAAAGCTAATGGTAAAGGTGTTTTTTGATTTTTTGGGATGATAGGGATTTTAATCTTCAGAGAATAATTTCCATCCTTATCTGTTCTAGTAATAGTAGATCCAACTACAGGTACATAAACAAAATTATTGGGGTTAATATCTATATTACCAGGAAGAATTTCTGGTGGTATAAGTATACCTTCTGATCGTAAATTTGTTAAAGAATCTATAGCATTAAAATCAGGTAATGGTTTGTCTAAAGGATTAGCTCCTAATTGAACTCTAACTCCTTTAAGAGGGGTGTTTGTTATTGTATCTTGAACTCTTCCAGTAAAAGTATATGATTCCAGTGCAGGAATTTCACTCTTTATTTTTAATTTTAATTCTTCATATTCAGCTTTAGCCTTATTAAAATTATCTGCTGCCCCACTTATAACTTGATCTTTTCGTTTTTGTAATTTTTCACGAGTAGATAATCTGGCTTCTTGTTTGTTTTCTCTTTTTTGTTCCTTGGTTAAATCTGTATTAGTTAAACTAGTAATTTCTTTAGTTGTAGCTTTTTCTAGATATTCTACATCAATATCATACCTAGATGATAGTTCTGTAAGTCTATTTGTAAGACCAATTATATCTAATTTTTCTCCTAGAAGAATGGCACCTGCTGGGGTTGAAAGGATTTGGACTGCTCTAGCCAATAATGCTTGACCATCAAGCTTATTTTCTGAACCATCATCAGGAGTAGCAGTTAAATTTACATTATCTGAGGGTGCTGCCATATTAAATAGTTTTTACAATTTTAGAAACATAACTTTTTATATTAGTTAACATTAATGTAATTTGTGTTTTTGCTGAAGCAGCAGCTCCTGTACTAACTCCTAAATTTGGCTCAATTGATAGTTGTTGGGTTAAATTTTCTAATTTTCCTAATAAATCAGCAAAATCTTCCATAAAAGTATCTCCAAGCATAACTGATTGGTTAGCACTTACATCCCCTAATCTTACATTATTTTTAGCTGATTGTATTACAACATCTCCTTCTCTTGAATATAAACCTATAGTACCCAATGAGGATAAAGATATAGTTTTTTGAGAATTTAAAAGTATACTATCTGTTTTTGTATTAAATAATAACCTATCAGAACTTAATATAACTTGGCTCCCATTATAAGAACCTATAGATTCAGGTTGTTCATTTGAGTTTATAGAAGGATTATTTTTTATTGAGGTTATAAGTGGGATTTGTTGGTTTGAAGTTAAATAAATGGATGATAAATCTCTATTTATATTTTCAACAATAGGTAAAAAACCTTCTGGGTTTGAATCTGTGGGTTGACCATTTCTTATTATAGTTATAGGATTACCATTATCACCACTAATTGACCAATTATTATCATATATTATACTGTCCGATTTTGTTGTACTACCAAATCTAATAGAATTACCCCATCTTCCTTCCAATATTACATCCCCAGCATAAGCTAATAAAGGATGGATATTTGATCTTTCAGAAAAAGTCCCCCCTATAATAGGGGAATTATAATCATAATCAATTTCTTCATTTGAAGATTTACGAGTTTGACCTTCTTCTATTTGTTGGTATGATTTATTTTGTGAGGGTTGTGTTGTTGTACTTAATTCTATATCAGGATATGCATTTAAATGTTGATTATTCCATAACGCAACGGGATTTAAATAAAAATATTTTTTAGTATTACTATTTAAACCAACACTATTATTGGGTGCTAAAAATAATAAAACAATTTCATTTACAACAGGGTAACTTTTTATATATGGTAATAAAGGTGAGGCAGTATTTAATTCATCAGGGTTTAGTTTAGCAGACGCTTCTACTTGTTCATAAAATATAGTACCCATAGAAGACCATTGCCCTAAAGTATCAAATTTAGGATGTTGGTCATCCAAAACAATATCCACCACTCTAGCAAAAATAAAATTATTAGCCAGTGATTTTATTTGTTGTTGAACAGCTGATTGGTTATCTCTTCCAGAATTTAAATTAGAATTAACCCCTGCAAATCCGTATTTACTTTTCATTTTTTTTCTCCTCGAAATTAGTATTTAATTTATCTAATTCTTTCATTAATTCTGCTTTTTCTTCCTCCGTTATACCCATTGATTCTTCACCACCACTATTATTAAGCGCACGCTGTACTATAGTAGCCATTTTAATTAATTGTTCATCGTTACGAACGCCAATTTCCATATATTCTTTAATAAGTGGTACAATTAAAGTTGCATCACCAATATCATTAATAAGTGGTTTTAATTCGGAGATTAATCCTGTTATTTGTGTTTCTTTTTTCTTTTGATTATCGTATATTTCGCTAAGTATATCCGAAAATTTTTTCTTCTTAAATACAATATTATCTAATGATCCCATAATGTGTTTTGTTATAAATATGGATATAGAAAAGATTTAGAATCTAGCGTAACCATTTTCTAAATAAAAGATATACTGTGATTTAAATATATCATGAAGTTTATCTGCTATTTTAGTGATTTTAGGTGTTTTTACATCTACCATTTCTCTTATGTAAATATAAAGTGCTTTTTTATTAAATACTTCTAATGTTTCTCTTTTACGAAATAGTTCTAATATAGCATCTGCTATTTGGGCATCATTCTTTTTTGGAAATAATTCAAATATATTTTCTGATGTATGATCTACAAATAGGTCAACATATTTATCTAAATCACTTTTAACTTTTTCATCTCCTTGAGAATATGTATGTGTAGAATTTTCACTAGTTAATACTTCTACTCCTACCTTGTTAATTTTCTTTTTATAATTTTTGGTATTATATAAAATTAACCAACGTTTAACAATAGTACCAAAATAAGAATATGCCTTAGCACCCCTAGTAGGATCAAATAAATGCATTTTAGATAACAAAAATGTAATTATTTCATGTTGTAAATGCTCTAAATTTTCTACCTCAGTATGGTAAAATTTAAATGTATGAATTATATTTTGAGTAAGTTTAAAAAAGGGATAATGAATGTGAGTTTCATATATTCTACTCCTTTTTTTTGAGTTTTTGGTATTATTATATAATACAATATAATTTTCTGTTTCTTGAGTAAAATAATTTTTACTCTTTTTTCTTCTTTTTTTAGGCATTGTTGTCGGGGTTAGTTTTAAATTGAGATAAACCTTTTTGTAAAACCTTTATTTCATTAAAAAACCAACCAATTTCATCATCACTTTTAAATGTACCCGCCTTATCAATTTGTTTTAATCTTTTTTCTGAGAAGGTAACGTGTTCATCTACTTTGTTAATAAAATGTTGTTGCGAAATTATAATATCTTCAGCTTTTTCATTTTTTTTAAGTAGATTAAAAGTCGTAAACCCAAAGGTAACGACTATTAAACTTAATACTATAATGGAAACTATTAATATCATAAACTATCTAACATATTTTTTAATCCTGGGCTAGATAACGTATTTAGTGCTTTAGTTTTGGATGATTTTATGTTGCCATTTAATGTATAATTCTTTTTTGGCGTAGCCACGCTATTTTGAGAAAACTTTGGTAACCATTCAATCTCAAATTCAATACGCGCTGCCATCATGTCAGCTTGGTGCAAAATAAATGGAAGTGATGTACGAGGTTTCTGTTCTGGCATGAATGCTTTTAAATATTTCTCATTGGCTGAGTCATACAAACCATCATGTGTTTGAATAGCAAGCATTTCATTGAATGAATATGTAATATCATGTTGTTGGAGTAGAAATAATCCTCTATCTGGAACAGAAGCAAATGCTAATTTTTTATTAAACATATAATCTTCACCTAATTTATCACGTCTCCAATTATCAGTCTGAGGGATATATGCTTCATGTTCTTTATCTCCCATTTTACCTAGGTCATGGTTAATAGCTGAAAATACTAATTCTTCAATAGTAAATGTAGAAGTATCCATACCAAATTGTTCCCATACACCATACATTTTAAGTGATGCTTCAACAACTCTATTTACATGGTCAACATAACCCCCTGGAAATGCTGAATGATATTCTTTTTTATGTGATGCGGGCATTAACATAATACGTTCTTCGTATCGTTTATAAAAATTAACTAAACATTCCCCTCTATTACCTGGGATATGTTCTTCAATATTATTTAGGAATATTTCCCAATTTGCCTGGATTTGTTCTGCTGATAGTTTCATAACTTTTATTTTAAATTTTCTCTTAATGCTTTTGCTTCTTCTTCTGTATTTAAGAATTTAGCCCATTTTCCATCTGGACAAGATGATATTAATGATCTAGTTTTTGTTTGCATAGCACACCCACATAAGGTACAACAAGGTTGTGTACCAGGCACGGTACAACTTTTTCCTATTGTATCTAAATGTTGGCAAGTTTTGCAGATCGACCATCTAATAGCTGCTATTTCTTCAACATCTTCTTTTTTAAAGATTCGGTTTTTAATACCTTCATAAATTGCGGGCATATTACCAAATGCTGATATTAGTTGGTTTATTCTTCTCAATTTATCTAACTGAACTGTTTTGTTCTCCGGAAGATTGTGGTTCTCTTTCAACCATTGACTTTAAATCTTCTATAATACCTTGTGCTTTTACAATCCCTTCTTTATAAGTTGAAAGTGGTTCCTGTGTATTTACAATACGCTGGAGATTGATTAATGTGTGGTCTAATTGATCTAATTTTCTGTTAATTAATTCTCTATTTCTCATAACTTTATTATATTTAATATGGTACTGTATTATACCCCTTGTTGCCTTTATTATCCATCCCTTTTTATTCCCTTTTCCAATAAACCTGTAATATTAATGTACGAGGGATTTTTTGTATATCCTAATTATCTTTAAATTTCTTTAACTATTTGTTGAATTTTAAAAAGATGTGCGCATTTTTCATATTCCTCATATTCTTGAAAATATGAAATAGCATCATTTAATACATTATAAAATACTTTATTATCAAAATTTATTATTGCATTAATATCATCAGGGTTTTCAATATTAATATTTTGGATATAGGACCATGCTCTATTATATACAGTAAATTCAGATGCTTCTTTTGTAGATTCTACATTATAATTAGGTTGTTCTTTTTTAAGAAACTTTTCTAATTTTTGGTGAAATATTTTATGATTTTGAATTAATTTGACAAACATTCCTATTTTAGCAAAAGGACCATTCATAAAATCCTTTAATTCATTTTTTGTTTTTGGATCTTCAATTTCTTTTCCATCTACAAATAATTGAAATAATTTATCCTTATTTATCATCTTTTCCCCCCAAAATATTCTACAGCATGTCCCTCTGTAATTAGTAAATCATTTAATTTTACATCTCCTAAAAATATATCCCCCAAGCATCTACCATATTTCCCTACCCCCTGGGAGTGTAGTATAAATTCATTATTATGTTTATTTAAAATATCTTTAACAAATTGTTTAGCAGCTAACCCTCTAGATTTTTCTTCAAGATCTCTAGTTCTTGATTCAGCGGCATTTATACCAACTAATCTAATTCTAATCTTCTTCCAGGTATCGAAACCTAAATCAATTGTGGCATCAATAGTATCTCCATCAACTACTCTATCACATTTTGCTTTATATATGTACATAATAACGTTTAGTTATAAATATGTATTACTTATTTAATTCTACTAATTCTAATTCAATATCAGTTTTTATTTGTTTAAGTATATCAAATTCTTTCCTAACATCTTTAATATCTGGATTATCTGGGTGGTATCTCCATAATTCTTCCATTACAGTAGTTGTTGCTAATAAATCATCTATTAGTTCTGATTTTTGATTATCTAATTCTTGTTGGGGTGTTAATTTTAATTCCTTCATCTTATTTAAATTTATTACCTATTAAGTTAATTGTTTCTTTTGCTTCTTCCAAACTAATTTGAAAAAATTCTTTATTATTATTTATTCGTTGCGCCTTTAATTTATGATGTACTTCTCTTTCAACCATTTCACCATTAAAACATTGGTATGCCCATTCTACCTTATAGGGAAGAGCAACACCTGTTGCTGATGATATTTGTTTAGCTCGTTCTTCAGGTAATTTTTTAGTGTACCCAATTTTTAACAACCCAGGAGATGAAGGGTTTGATAATACATATACCCATTGATCTCCATCACCTTTATCTGCATATACCCCATATTTTTTATCGGTATAATACGTTATATCTTCCCATCCATCACCTCTTGCGCTGGGTGATAGTGTAAAATATTTAGCGTATTCTAAATCCGTATTTCCATAATTTTCACGAAGGGGGATAAACCCCTTCGCTTTATTTTTTGTTATTCTTTCCATTATGCTACTAATTCTAATGCCTTACTAAACATTTTTTTATTTACGTCCTGGTCTTGCTTAAAATTCTTAATAATTCTAGCTTGACGAACTTTTCCACCTTGAGTTTTATACTCAAAATTTCCATCAATAATATTCTCTTGGATTCTATTAAATACTTCCCAAAGCATATTACCTTCATCTTTTTTACGTTGAATATTTAAAACATCTTCAATTGCTTGATCATCGTAGGTATTGTTAGTACCTTCTACTCTAATATCTAGAAATGATTTAGCAAGATTAAACATTTGCTCCTCTTCTAATTCCACATTTTTCATTTTATTCATTGCTTCTACTGTTAAAGGTAATTTCTCAACCATACCTCTAATTAAAACTTGCAAATCTTCAAACGTATAACCCATATGACGCATTTTTAAATCTGCAAATTCATCTGTAGCTATAATTAAACCATTTTCACAAATCATTCTAAATAATCCCGCTGTAAATTGAAAGGCATTCTTACCATCATGAGAATTAGTGATTAATATTTGGGGATAAACTGTATCTCCATCTTCACCATTAATAACAACATCATCATTTCTAAATACCAGCATGTGTTTTTGAACACCCTGAGTATTTTCAGTTCTTGCTTTAACTTCCTTAGCATCAACTGGTTTCCAACCTAATAACTCCATATCATCAATCACTCTTTCCGTAGGAATATGTGTATACTTTTCTGATACTTCACTTGAAGGTTTCATTGTGAAAATACTTGGAGCCATTTCACTTAACTCTTTTTTACTTAAAAATTTACTACTTTCTAAATTTAACATATGACCTTTATTTAATTAATTATTTATACCTAAATATACGAAAGGTAGCCTGGGGAGCCAAGCTACCTGCGCATTACTTTTAAATTAACTATAAACTTCTGTTGTGAATGTTTTCTTAACTAGCAAACTTGGTGCTACTGTATATGAACCTCTATCACCTTGAACTTTAATATTTTTAGCATTAATTTTAATAACTTTAAATGTTTCATTAGGAGATATTTTTTTATGATCAATACCAACCATATCACCTACTCTAAATGATAATTTAGCATCATAGGCAAGTTCTGTTTTTCTAATAGAAACTGCATTTTTAATTTTATTAAATTCTTGTAAATCTGAATTTTTAATGAATTCTAACACTTCGTTTAAATTTGACATAACCTTTATTTTAATTAATCGCTCGAACCATTCGAACACCTAAATATACGAACCCTATCCCGCGTCTCCAAGCTTCCTGTGCATTATTTTTAACTATAAGTAAATGTTATACCACCAGTACCTCTAAGAAATACTGTTCCATTAAACGTTGTGGTAAGGGGGAAGTAATCAAATGTTCCCCCTCCTGGAGGAATAACTATAGACCATACATGGTTTTCAAATTCCCCTGGAGATTTAGAAGTAATTAAAGTATCTTGGTTAATATTAACAAAATTAGTAAAATTTGCCTTAGCAGGTTGAGCACTAAAACCATCAAAAGATCCATTTGCATCTCGAATAGCTTCCATTGTAAAATATGCAGAACCACTACAAGTAGGAGCTCCTATGGTTATATTATAAGTTTGATTAGCATCAAAAGTATCAGGGTTTAATATTCCTTTTCCATTTAGTTGACCGAAAGTTATTGTAGGCATAGTATGATTTTATTATAAATATACAAAAGGCGGAAAACGACTCTTTCTCTTATACATACTCACATCTATACATACGTATATACAATATACTTACATTTATTTTCTAAAATTCCGTGGACCCTTTGATTGGCGTTCGTATATTAGGGTATATAAAAAATGAACAATGGAATTAATTTATTTTATAAGTGGAATTTTAACTGTAGGAACAGTATATGGTGTATTGTTGTTACGTAAAGTAAAATCTTCACATGCGTTATTACTGGAGGAGTCATCGCGATTATTAGATCTCACACATTCTACTAGAGGGCAGGTTTTAGAGATGTTTGACCAGTCAAGTAAAAAGATGATTGAGGTATCTGAACAACAAGAAAAATTAATAGAGCAGATGCAAAATGATTCGTATACGGGGAATACTGAATTAAATCATAGGATATCAGAATTAGCAAAGACATTTAATGACCAGGGATTGGGTAATAAAAAATTATTTGATGTGGCTGATAGTCAATTTAGGAAAATACAGTCTGATATACAAATATTAAATGGGACATTAAAAAGGTACATGGATGATCCCAATATGATAGCAAAATATTAAATATATATTTTCCCGATGCCAAAAAGGTTTTGAAAAACTAGGGTTGCCATTTTACTATTTCTTAAATTTTGGTATCAAATGGGAAAAAGACCCCCTTTATGGGGGTCTATAATACTAAACTATGGATAAAAAACAATTCCAAAAGTATGTTATGAATGCCTTAGGGTTCTCAATAGGTGTTAGTATAGCGGTAAGCTCCTTTATCGCTATTATCATACTATCCATAATCTTAATATTTTAGATATAAATATATATTCATCGATGATATAAGTATATACAACCCGAGGGTGTAAAATCGTGTGCGATTCATAAATTGTGCTACATCCTTTCCTCACGTATACACGCGTATATGGACACCAACGCGTATGGGATTATGTACATATATATGCGCCGGTATGGCGGCGTATGCAATGTATTACATGCGTATTATTAATGTATTAAGTACGGTATAGGTAAGTATTATTCAGGGCGTAAGTACCACGTATAGAAGTGCCACCGCGGTATTTGTATCCACGGTGGTAATTATTATATTATGTCTGGTATATATTATTTCATCCAACCAATACGATCTAACCCCGCATAATATTCATCACACGTAATTTCATCGTTATTGTATTGTTCAATTAATTTATTTAATTCAATCATAACCTTAATTATCAACACGTAAATATACGAACCCTAACCCAGGTAGCCAAATGTTTTAGCATAAGCCGTTATGAACGTTTATGAACATCGCTTGGCATTGTCATATCCCCATTTATACATATGTTTTATTGTGAATAATAATTTTCTACACGTGTGCCAATTGTGGATACTGCAATTCGACGTA